TTGAATAAGCTCGCTAATAACGCAACGAGACTACTCGAAGCCATTTCCTATCAATTGATAGTGACGCTGGAGTATTGCCATGCTCTGTCTAAAGGGCAGACCCTTTGGCTTGAATATTATGGCGACGTCACTATCAGCGGCGAGGTTCAGGTTGAAGTAAAGGATTTTGTCGAAGACCTGACAGATGGGCACATCAACTTTTGGAATACACTGAAAAACTGGATGTCGCCCAATTTTAAACAGGCAAAGTATTCTGAGTTGATCTTGTTGACTACACAGACATACGGTGCCGTTTCAAAGCTTCGTCACTGGAATCAGTTGACGGTTCAGGAGAAGCTAGATCTTCTACAGGGTGTCCTTGATCAAAGCGAGGCCAGGAGCTCAGCCTCAGGGGATAAACCGTCGCGGGCTGTCCAGGCTCAGCGGTTTGTGATGGCTGAAGAAAGAAGGCAGACATTGCTGGATGTTGTTGAGAAAGTCCACATCCTTACCGATGAGCCTGATTTAGTCACGCGGGCTGACCGCGTAAAAAGTGTGCACTGCAAGGGGGTACACCCTGATAAACATGACGATTATTTCCGGGCCATGATGGGGTTCTTGATTGATCCTGAAAAGTCCAAGAATAGTTGGAAGGTTACCTATGAAGACTTTGACTTACAAATCGCCTCACTAAATGCCTTGTATGGCAGGCACTCCCGAAGATTTCCAATTGTGGATAAGAGTCTATTCAAAGACAAGGTGGGCGAGCCGTCTTATTCAGAGCGTCTGTTTGTAAAGAAGCTTCATGAGATTAAATACCCTACAAGAGTTCCTTCGGCGATTTTGGAGCACATGATTGCTGTCCATACCATCAGCAGTGAGTTCCAAAGATTCAACCTAGAGAAGGATGATATTGATCGCTATAAAAAAGAACAGCTAAACCGTCATGTGAGCCTCAGGGCTGCGGCAATGAGGAAATGTCGCCGTGAGCCTAAAGAGTACTGGTGTGATGAGTCAAAGAGTTTCTTCGATCTTCGCTGCGGTGAAACCCCAGACAAAATACCCACCTTCAATGATACAAGCTTAGATTTCCGTAATGGCATCTGGCATATGCTTGCTGATGACGAGGATGAGGCGGATTCTGAAAAGCTTCATTGGAGACTCTGGTAAATGGACGTTATGGGAATGAAGGTTCCAACATCTGATCATATCCACACCCTGCATCGAAGCCCATTTATGATGGCTCCAATTATTCATGCCTTTTATAGCGAACTAAAACCAAACCCAAACAATATTTTATTCAGCTACCTTGTCCTTCCCCTTGTGCTTCATGAACCCACATCCGCTTATTTATACCGCTTGAGCACGCGCAGCAACTGGCGAACCATGATCTCGGATAAGACCCGGATATCAGGAGTGCATAGGAGAATCCAGACTTTGAGAGAGATCACTAATGTCACTATCATGAGTCTTGAGAGTGCTGGATATTTAGAGTTTGACGAAAATTTGGCTGTAAAGCCGACCGCCAAGAAATTCCCACACCTGCAGGGTGTGGAGAGAAAGATTGCATCGGCTCGAAAGCTTGCAAGAATACTTGAAGATAGAGAGCCACAGCATATATATAAGTCGCTAGGGATTGCTCAGTTATGAAGTGTTTCGTCAAGTCAGTTGGCGTGATTGATCACGACAACGAAATACACAAGGTAATATTCAAGCCAGGTTTGAACGTCATTACGGGAAAATCTTCGATGGGTAAAAGCGCCATCATTGAGATTTTTGATTTCTGCTTCGGCAATAGTGATGACACTATCCCCAAAGGGGTTATAACGCAGCGCTCAAAATATTACTTCACTATCCTGCAGTTTGAGAGCCAAACTGTCGTTCTGGCTCGTGACAGAATTAGTGATCGGGTCTTCATCAGTGAAGTTCCTGGCACATTAGATGAAATCCTCACTAGGATGAAAGAGCCTAAAAACTTCTTCAGTCCTAATTTATTTCTGCCTTTACGTGACTTCAAGAAAGAACTAGGCCGGCATTTTGCGATAACAATGACGGATATTGATGAAGATCAAAGTGGCAGGGCGTTTGGTAAGAGCAAAAGCGCGACGCCCTCTGTTCGTAGCTTTGTCTCTTTCATGTTGCAGCACCAGAATCTTGTGGCTAACAAACATGCTCTTTTCTATCGTTTTGACGAGAAGGAAAAACGTGAGCAGGTTATTGATCACCTCAATATATTCATGAACTTTGTGGATCAAGATTATTTCTGGTTGTCCCAGGAATACAATGCTCTTAAGGCAGACCAGAGGAAGCTTGAGGCACAGATACCTAAGAACAAAGATGTAAAAGACAAATTCATCAAGAAAGTAGATGAATTACTTGCAGAGTATAAGTCAGCCGCAGGCACTCCTTTAACAGCTTTGACAGGAGCGCAAATCGCGGCCAGCCTCAAGTCCTCGCTTGAAAAAATCAGTAATGCTAATGTTCGAATTGATAGCCAAGCAGACGATTATGCCGTACAGAAAAAGGAGCTAGAGCAACAGAGGTCAAATCAAACCCTGGTGGTTCGTGAGCTTAACGATCAATTGAGCGCTGTCAGATCTTCAATTAGTTTCACCGAGGACTTTGCAAAAAATATAAGCGAAATCCCTCTACCGGAATATGCAGAGATCAAAGAGTCACATTGTCCGTTTTGTGACTCACCCAGCCAGCATGTTGAACACGAAGCGAATAAACTTACTGATGCCATTGGCTGGATGAACAAAGAACTTAGAACCTCCTCCTATGCACGTGAGAGCTTTCGCGAAGAGGAAGGACGGATTCTATCCAAACATAAAGAAGAAAAGGAGAAGTTATTAGGCATTCAGACCAAGATTACTCAACTGGATAAGCAGGTAGACGATCTTAAGAAGAAAAAGACAGTTGGCGAGATTGCATTACGCGTTAAACATCGCATTGAAATAGTTATTGAGGATTATGCCAGCAGGCCAAAATATGAAGTCGACGGCACTCTGCTGACAATCAAAAATAAGCTCCTGGAAATCAAGCCACGCTTAGACGCTTATAATGTTCCCAATAAGATGAGTGATCTAAGCGATCTGATCAACAGTGAAATGGCTCGCATAGGCGCCGGGTTCGACTTTGAGGAAGCTTACAAACCGATCAATCTCAAGTTTGACTTGCACAACTTTGATCTCTGGCATGACAGCACTGAAATGGGGAACGTGTATCTGCGTTCAATGGGCAGTGGAGCGAACTGGTTATATTCGCACCTAACTTTATTTTTAGCTCTCCATTCAGTATTTGCGTTGAAACATGAGGAAGGATGCAAAATACCCCCTATCCTTTTCCTCGATCAGCCAACACAAGTGTATTTCCCTGCAAAGATCGATCATGGCCAGGCCTTTGACGCAAAAGCACTGGCCGTGCTCACGAATACGACGGCAAGAGTAGATGCAGACCTGCAGTCCGTCAGCAACATGTTTAATAAGCTTGTCGAGTTCTGCCAGCAAACAAAAGACGCAACTGGAATGATGCCGCAGATCATCGTGACCGATCATGCCGACGAACTGGAGCTGAGTGGCGATGTTACGTTCGAGTCCTTCGTGCGTGCTACTTGGCGTACGCGTGGATTCATCGCAGATCGTATCGCAGGCGCTCCTGCAGAGTCCCTAGATGAAGAGTTTGTAGCGTCACAGGCTCAGGATCCTACTCAAGCGTCGACTGACGACTCCGGTGAAGATTTGGCTGGAGACATTGCTGAAGATACGACCGGGGGCCCTGCGTAAGAGCCTGTTTGAGGGGAAGCTGCCTAAGGTGGCTAGGCTGTGTTGAAGGCTGTATGTAGTGGTCAGGCCGATGGCAGGAGCCGGTTTGACGGGGGGACTGGTCTACAAGGATAGGTCTAGGCTGAAGGTGACGTTGAAGGTGACGCCGCTGCAAGCAAGAGCCATCGACGTGGAGATTTTTGATAAGACTTAGTTTATTGATGCACATGGCAAAACATAGTACGCGCTAAAGACCAAAACGAGGCATCACTGGGCACGGTATAGGCTCTTTGTGGGCTGAAGAGTAGCCTGTTTTTTTGTAATGCAACAGGCAGCTTTTGGCCGTTAGCAGCCCATGGTCATGGACTGCTAACGGTTTCGAATCTACTAACCTAAAACAAACCTCCCAACGCCTCTGGTTCCCAATTCATCACTATCAACTCCCCCGTCACCTCAGCCTTCCCCTGCCGCTGATTCGTGGTCGTGTACCTGATCTCGGTCGTCTCAAAATGAAACCCCTCAAATACCTGCCGAATATCAGGATGGTCGTTGATGCTGACCATCACCTTGCCTTTGCAGCGCCGCATAAAGTCGGCCATGCGCTCGTAGTTTTCAAACGGGAAGTCCACGCCGTAACCAGCGGTCTGCCAATAAGGCGGGTCCATGTAGTGGAAGGTGTGCGGCCGGTCGTAGCGCTCTGCGCACTCAAGCCAGGGCAGGTTTTCGACGTAGGTGCCGGCCAGGCGCTGCCAGGCTGCAGACAAGTTTTCTTCAATGCGCAGCAGGTTAATTGCTGGGGCAGTCGTTGCGGTGCCGAAGCTCTGCCCCGAAACCTTGCCACCAAAGGCATGGTGTTGCAGGTAGAAGAAGCGTGCGGCGCGCTGGATGTCGGTCAGGGTTTCGGGGCGGGTCATTTTTTGCCACTCGAAAATCTGCCGTGAGCTCAAGGCCCACTTAAATTGCCTCACGAACTCTTCCAGGTGGTTCTGGACAACTCGGTAAAGGGTCACTAGATCGCCGTTGATGTCGTTAAGCACTTCGCATGGCGCGGGCTGTGGGCGCAGGAAATAGAGCGCCCCGCCGCCGGCGAAGACTTCAACGTAGCATTCGTGAGGTGGGAACAGGGGAATAAAGCGGTCGGCCAGGCGGCGTTTGCCGCCCATCCAAGGGATGAGAGGGGAAGACATAATTTGCAAGACCTTTACTGTATGGATAAACAGGTGCTAGGCTCGCTCGGCTTTGTGCACAGAGCGGGAGCCTTGGCTGGGCTTGCAGGTAGAGACTGCGGGTTCGGTGGCCGGGCTGGATGTTGACGCATCCAGCTTCGGCCGCTCCTTTTACTTTGTGCCTGAGACTTCTTTGGCGTAGGCCTGACAGGCCTGCAGCGCGATCAGTCCTTGGTCGCCGTCGCCGGTGATTCCGATAATTCGTTGAGCATGCGCTGGGTCAAGTCGGGCTCTAGGGGCGTCATAAACCACGCCGCCGGTGCTGGTGGTGGATTGCACTGCGTCACAACCAGTTCCGGCGTCGAGTTGGACTGACAGCCACAGGTCAGCAGTAGCAAGGCGATCACGTAGACGTGCCTGTTTGGTTTTCTCATCGGTAAGGGCTCGGTAATGGGATTGGTCGCTGGCTGCCAGCCATTGCTCCAGGGCGAGGCGCTTGCCCGGCTCTGCCAGAATTTGCGCGGAGTTGGCGTTGGCCAGATTGGTGCGCTCGGTTTGGTAGGCCGCCTCCTTGGTGGCCAACTGCTGACCATAGGCGTTGGCCTGCCACTCCCATGCAGCCCACGCGCTACCCGCCATCAGGGCCGGGATGATCAGCAGCACCCCGCCCCACTTCCCCGCGTCGATCTTCACACCAACACCTTGAGCGCCCGGGCATATAGCGCCTGCCGATCGGCAGCGCCATTCTGGCCACCGTTGATACGCCGGGTGATCCTGTCGAACTGGCCCGCGTCGGCCAAGGTATTAAGCCCCCTGGTCACCCAGAACCATGCTGCTGACATGCAGGCATGCTGTGGTTTCTCCAGCAGCTCGGGGTGGTTAATCAGGTCGAGTGCCAACGCTTCGCCGCACATGATGTAGTTGGCCCGGCCGGTGATCTGGATCAGGCCACGCCCCCGGTACTTGGGGCCGTCGCCGGCCACGGTGTTGCCCAGATCTTTGCGACCTTCGTATCTGGCTTGAGCGGAAGTTGGGCCCCAGATTTCTTTGACGTATTTAGGCTGGCCGGACTCATAGCCAATCTGGGCGATAAACGCGGCTACGCGCTTCGGACCAATGATCTGGTAACGCACCATAGCGGTGTTCAGCACCGGCACAAAAACGCCGGCAACTGGGCCGGCGTTGGGGAGGATTTGCAGCAGTTGTTGCCGTGTAATTGACATGGGTTTGCCCTAACGAATAAACCCGCACAAGGCGGGTTGGATAAAGGTTTGTTTGGGGGTTACAGCTCAATAACTTGCAGCGGTGCCTTTGCCTTGGTTTTCTTGCCTTTGGCCTTGGCTTTGCCCTGTTTCCCGGCACTGCATTCGACGGTGGTGGTCCAGCCGCTTCGGGTGAAGACCTGCTCGACCAAGTCCACCAGGTACTCGCCATCAAGACCGGTTTTAAAGCCCTGGGCGTTGATGCTGCGTTCGGCAAACAGGTCGGTGCGGCCGGGCATATCCAGACGTACCGCAGCGGTGGAGCGGTTGAAGGCGGACAGCCGGGCTTTGGCCGCTTGCTCGGCGGCGGATTTGTTCGGGTAGATGTGGCGGTCGGTGTGTAATGGCGGCAGGCCGTCCGGGACTTGGTCGTTGTCCAGGGTGATGATGGCCAACTTGCCGGTTTTTTTGTCCTGATGCTGGGTGCTGACCGCTTTGTGGGTGCTGCGATCCGCGAGGCGGAATTGCCAGCGGCTGACGTCGCTACGGGTCAGGGTGATCGCGCCCAGGACCTTGCCGCTTGCGCTCTGCCCGGCCTGGCGTTGTAGGACCAGCAGCTTGCCGTCTGCAACTTTGGCGGTGCAGTCGTATTGCCTGGCCAGCCGGGTGATGAAATTAAAGACTGATTCGTTGAGTTGGTCAGCCCGGGGCACGACGATGGCCATCGGACACACGGGCTGCCAGCCGTTTCGTGCGGCCACGTCATTGACAATGCTGGCCAGGCTGACGTTTTCCCAACTGCCGCTGCGGGTAGTTTTGCCGCTGCCGCGCATATCGCTGGCCTTGCCCCGGATCACCAGCGTATACGGGGGGGGCCGGACAATTCGACTTCGTCCACGGTGTAGCGTCCAAGGCGGGTTAAAGCTGTGCCGCTGTAGCCGAGAAAGACCTCGATACTGGCACCGCGACTGGGCAAGGATACGGCGCTGTCGTGGCCATCGATACGCAGCTCAAAGTCGTCGGACTCCATCCCGGGCTTGTCTGTAGTGCGCAGTAGTAAGAGACGGTCATTGATCAATGCGGTGATGTCGGCACCTTCTGCGACGATGCAGCAAGTTGGGGTCATGCAGACTCATGCCGGGAAAAGTCCCACATAAAGCGCGGATTAGAGGAAGGTTTAAAAGGCTCTAAAAAAAGCTAGTTTTGTTGCCCGCCACCGGTCTACTTCTTACCTGACACGGTTTGCCTGCTTATTTTTTTGTGAGCACGATAAAATAATGATCGTTTACGACGAAACCAAACGCCAAGCCAACCTTGCCAAGCATGGTCTGGATCTGGCGGATACAGGCTTGGTGACGACGCGCCGAACAAGATCACGCTCTGCTCACCCCGCCAGGGTGAACGCGGATTGATGGACGTGGCGATGGTCGAAATTGTGGGTATCGTACTTGTGCTCGTCTACGTTGAACGCGACCAGGACATCCGGGCGATTTCATTGCGCCGCGCTTCGAAACAGGAGAGAAAACATTATGCAAGCCTCCAGCAAGACTGACTGGGAACGCGTCAAGCGAGAAGCGGCTGCCGATGCGCCGATAGCACAGGTCTCACAGGCGCTGTATGACCCCAATGATCCGGCGGCTGTTGACGCCTTTTTTGAACAGGCGACGGTGCGCCGTCGTGGCGAGCGCGGTCCGCAAAAAGCTCCGGTCAAGGAGCGGGTTACCTTGCGCCTTTCGCCCGAGGTAGTTGACTACTTCAAGGCAGGCGGCAGTGGCTGGCAAACGCGGCTGGATCAAGCGTTGCAGCAGTATGTGCAAGAGCATCAGCGTTAATGATTTGCCCTGTTTGCCCTGTTTGCGGTGTCGCTGCGCTTGTTCATGAAACCCGTGACCTGGCCTACTCCGATAGGAAAGAATCCACCTGGATACCAGCGGTGACGGGCGACTTCTGCCCGGCCTGCGGGGACGCTCTTCTGGATGCCAGAGAATCGGCCCGTGTCAGCACCGCGATGTTGGCTTTCAAAGAGCAAATTGACGCGACCAACTGACCGAAGCGCCTACTACCCCCACAACATCACCCCTTTCCTCACTCGGCACCACCAGATCCGACAGGACAATCATCACCCCTGCCCGAAACGGCTGCACCTCATCCGCCAGCCCTTGGTTGGCATCAAGCATGGCCTCGACCGTGCCATTAAGGTGACCGTAGCCGGTGCTCAGGCCCAGCGGCTGCAGTTGGGCGCCGATGTTGTGCAGGGTGTCCAGTGGCTCCAGCCCGCCTTTAAAGCCCGGGTAAATCGAGCCTTTGAGTTTGATCCGCTCTTCGCCCATGCCGCTGGCCTGCTGGGCCGGTCGGCGAGTCAGGCGTTCTTGCGATGCCCAGCGAAAGTCGGTGGTGCGGCTCAGTTCTTCAAAGGCGGCGGTGTCCCGGTTGAAGTAGTAGGGTTGGGATTGTGGTTTGAGTGGCTGGATGATCAGCAGGTGCGGAAAGGGTTTCACCGCTTCCACGGCCGGGGTCAGGTCTTTGCCAAAGGCGCCGGTGGGGATAATGTTGGCCAGGGCCGGGTTGGCATTGCCAGCGATTTTGTTGATCGCTGCCGCAGCCTTGCCCGCCTGCTCTTTCAAGGTGCCCATGCGTTCCTCGATTTGCGAGGCCGCCCGGGTAGCTTGGTTGTAAGTGAGCAGCTCATCCACCGTGCGGTCGGCGTAGAGCACGGTTTTCTCGCAGCGTGCTATGGCCGACTCAACGGCGTCGAGGTGTTTTTGGGTAAAGGACACGGGAGCACTCTTGAGTTGAGGTGACGCCAAGGGGGATATGGGGCAGAGTAGCGGTTGGCTTCGCTCTACAATGCCCCGCTGCAAGTAGTAGCTCACCAGGACATCAGATAACGCTTTAGCCGATTTCCGCTGGAGCCGCTATGGCTCAGCAGCTTTGATTTTCTGCACGTTCAGTGCTTTTTTTTCGGAGTTCTGTGACATGTCTGTTTCCAATATCGATAAATTCAACGAGCTGACCGGTAAGGTGCTGGGCGAGTTGTATCTGAACTTCCCATTGCCCCTCAACCTGGCCGCAGAGCAATTTGTTGGATCAGCAGTGGAGTGGAGTGAAGAGCGTCAAATGGATCTACCCAGCAAGGACGCCGAGTTTTTTTTCGCGACAACGGGATGGCTGATCAACGCGGGATACATCATCGGCGGGCTGTTCTCCCACACCCATGTCTCGGATGCGGTGCTCACCGCGAAAGGCCTTGAGGTTCTTAATGCAACCCCGCGCAGCCTGACGCATGCCCACTCTCTGCGTGAGCAACTGGCCGAGATAGCCAGAGAAGGCGGCAAGGAAAGTTTCAAAGGCTTGCTCGCTGAAGAACTCATCACGGGTGCAAAAATCATCGCCCCCGCCGTTGGGCTCCTCTAACTTCAGCGCCGTTTAAGATCGCCACTGATGGAGCTGCGACGTTGAGGGGGTCGTGTAACCGGCTGCGGTGCTGCTGCCGTCGGGTGGAAAGATTTGAACAGGTGGAGACGCAGGCGCGGCCGCTTGAAGTGCAAGACGCTCGGCCCGGGCGGTCTTTTCCTCGAACAATCGGCCTGGGCCAAAGCTTGGCGGATGCGCGCTCAGTCGTGTTCCTTGTAGCGGTTCAGGCCTAGGTAGTGCGCCATCGCCAGGTTGTACACCAGTTGCGCAATAACAGGTTTATAGAGATTTCTATGGCAGTTTGGTCACTTCGCCACCGCCACTTGCCCCACTCTGGCTCAAGCATCCCTCCGCTGAGCATTTTACTTCAGGCAGAGCCTCTTTTATCACCGCCCTCAAGCCGGGGTCGACCACGTAGATAAAAACACCCTTCTTGGCCCGCGTCAGAAGCACGTAATAAATATTGCGAATGGCTCTCGCAAAATCGTCCCTCCCAGCAGAGCGTAGGGATGCCTTAAGGGTCGGATACTGTTGGACTGGGGGGCGAACTTTCAGGCTTCCCTGGGTATAAACGAGATCCTCTCCGATGATAACCCCCACATAGTCATACTCGAATCCCTGTACGGTGTAGATAGCACCCACCTCTTCGTGCAGGCCCGGCTGACGGTTCCATGACGCATACGAGTGGCTGGCATTCCAGCGTGCTTTCCAGTCTCCAATCTCGATGTCATGCCCTCTGCCCGGTGAGTATCTGGTTGCCCAGTACCAACAGTAGCCCGCGACAATTCGGCATGTCGCATTACCCAAGGCTCGTGCTTTCAAAAGCTCAGTCATGACTTGCGGTGAGTCGACTACTTTGACTTCATAGCTTTCCGGAGCCTTGAGCTTGGTAATTTCGCTTTGGTTTATGAAAGCATCGACCCAAGCAATATATGCGTTTGCATCCTGGCATCGCAGTTGCTTGGCCAGAGAAAGCTCAAGCACAAACTGACCGGCATCTTCTGCAACCTGCTTGATATCGTGGCTACGACAATTCTCCTGCGGTTGAAGCCATTGATTGTCATCAATGAAGAAAACAGTAAGTCGTTTATCGTTGACCAGTTGAGACAACCCTGTTGTTCCAAGGCGGTGAGCTTCATCGACTATCAGATATTGGGTGTTGGCACAGCCACTGGAGAAGAAATCCAGCTCCTGTATACAGGCTTTGATGGCAGCCGACAGGACGGTATACATCGGCTGTTTGCCACGCTCCATCAGGTGCCTGATCAACATCATGGCCAGCACGGTTTTGCCTGTCCCGACTATGCCCCTGACGATCACACAGGTCGGACGGTCGACCTGATCCAGGGTGGCCGCAATCGCCCTGAACGTCTTAACTTGCTCAGCTGAAGGCTCAAACAAGGCACTGCAATTGAGCTTATTGCTGAAGTTGGCAATAAAGGCCCCTGAATACTTAAGCGTTGGCGACACCAGACACTCCAGCAGCGGACTTGCCGACTGGAGCTTGCCGAGTATCTGCTCTGCTGCTTCACGCCCGTGACTTCGGGTCAACAAGTGCGTGTGTTGCAGGTGCTCCGCAAACTGAGGCCGGCGGAGCAATTCACTGCTGGTTTCTTCGTATTCGTGCAGATACGCCAGAGCATGGATCTCGGGCTTTTGCTCCCCAAAATCCAGTAGATGCTCGAGTGCCGTGCGATAAACGTGCGCTTGCTCGCAAGGGTGGTCAGTGCTGTACGGCTCCTTTGCCTCCACAGTTAACCAGCCCATATCAAAGCGGTCGTTAATACGAACCTTGCCTTGGGACCACTGCTTGAGCTCAACCACAACAATATGGGTTCTACCTGAAACGTCACTTCCGATCAGCAGACAATCTGCCCGCCGCGTCCCCAGCGGCATGGGATATTCGATCAGAATGTGCCCATCAATAGGCAACATTTCAAGCAAAGCCGCCAGCTTGGGCAGAGACTTTGCCCACGAGCCCTTTTCCGAGGCAGAGACTCCGCCTTTGCCAAATACGCTGGGGAAACGCGCCTCCAGTGCACTGGCAAAGTTGTCTCGTTTCGCAGCCGCGTAAAAATCCTTAAAGGTGAACTGTTCAAGAGCCGCCATATGCTTATAGTACCCGTTCGTATTTAAGTGCCAGTGCATCCACGCTTGGCGCGAAAGCTTGATTGGCTGGCAACTTGATCTGTTGGCCCTGGTATTGCTCGTAAACGGTGCCGTAAAGCGTCTCGTGAAGCTGAACTTGCCCTTGTTCCGTAATCTTCAATTCGCCCAAATCAAACAGCGTGTGAATATCAGCACGCAGCAAAAGCCCGTTCTGCACTGCATTGGACTCCTTCCCTAGATAGGGAGCGATATGAGCAGCCTCCAGCACGCTCTCTACGTCACAGCCAGTCACCGCACATTTTTTGCCATAAGCGGCAAGCAACGCTTTGCGGAACTTGGGCTGGCCTTGACGACGCACAACTTCCTGAAGGACTTTTTTGCGTCCATCGACCATATCTTTGGGTGCAAAAGCGACTGACGCATCGGCATCTTTTTCAGCCTGCTCAATCTCACGTTCAATATGCCCCTCTGGAATATGGGCCTGGAAAACCTGCTCCACGAAGCTATCCAGGCTGCCAAAATCCTTGACGATGGTTCGAACCTTGTCATCCGAGATACGGGTGAAACCCCGATAGCCTTTGTTCAGATAATCAACTGCAGGAGGACTCAGTACGTCGGTGGCAATGCTTTGCGGCTGGCTGAGCAGGTACATGTACTCCCACGTATTGCCCTCTTCGTCCTTGCCCCAAATTCGACTGGCCAGGGCCTGGTTGTGGAGCTTGCCAATGACTGTGCTCAAGAAGTGGTACTGGTTGGCGTATACCGTGAGGACCAAATCTCCCACCTGCATGGCCGTCCATGTGCGCTGGTTAACAGGACCGGGCACTGCACCCCAGGCATGGAAACCCTGCTGATCAGGTATCAGTGATTGGTAATATTGCGTTTGCTCCTGCCCTAAAGCCTCCTGCATCCACTCGAATGAAACCGGTTTTAGAATCGAGTCATCCAGGTGGACACGGGCTTTTTTGTCGCCGGCGGTGAAGATAAATATCTGGCGCATCCGTCAGTACTCCGAGTACTTGTCAGACTTGCCCTTGACTACGCCCGCGGGGTATTTGGCATCGTTAAGCTTGAGCTTCTCCTCGGCCGCTTTGAGCGGGTCAATACCCGTGACGGAGCAAAAACGCATCAAATAGATAAATACGTCGGCAACTTCGTGAGCGACAGCTTCTTTCTTGCTATCTGCCAACAGGGCAAAGTCCTCATTGCCGACTTGCCACTGAAAGAGTTCCATCAGCTCTGACGCTTCCACACTCAAGGCCATGCTTAGATTTTTTGGGGTATGAAATTGGCCCCAATCCCTGACTTCAGAAAAACGGTCAATCTCAAGACGCAGCGCAGCAAGCTGGTCGCTCGAGGTGATGGGGTTACTCATGCGCGAATCCTGTAGATCAAACCTGCAGCGTTGTTCATGGGCAACTGAACGTTTGCTGACAGCGGTATTGGGCGAGATAGAGCGGTCACTTAATGAATTAAGTGCCAGTTCAACGGATGGCCAAACGATATCTCGTAGCCATCAGTCCGTCCACCGCCCGCTGCTCTCACGGTTTTGGAATGCTCAAAACGATGAAGGGAGGAGTTTTGGCAGGATGCGCATTGCTTTAGCCAGCAACTGATTGACGCATCGAAAAAGGGTCATAGATCGGCTCACAGGGCCGGCGCTGACAATATTGAGGAGGAAAACCGGTTAGTTTTGCGCCAGCTTTGCGCAGGCCAGAAACGAGAAAGGGGATCAAGCACCTAAGTACTTGATCCCCTTACAGAATATGGTCGGGACGGAGTGATTCGAACACTCGACCCCTAGCACCCCATTCAAGCTGGACTTACTCAGCGCCAGCAAATACGGGACTCCAGCACCAGGCGCTCGCTGCAACGACGCCCAACGTTGCTAGACACCGAATAATCAAGTCACTCGAAAAGTCACTCGGATTTTCTCCCATATCTCGGTTGCTCGTCAGACTAATAAACCAATGAATGAGTAATACAACCATGGAGCATAAACTCCCTGCTCGTAAGGACGTTCCGGTTCGATTCCGACTTAGGGCACGAACAAACCAAGGGCTGCATGAGATTATTCGTGCAGGCCATTTTTTGGTTCCGCACCTCGGAGAAATGTTCCACAACTATCCATTTTCGCGCTCCGCTAAAATACAAAAAACACAGTTCTCACCGCATCTTGCGCCTCGAGCTCTATGCGCGCAGATGCATGCCACATCTTGAGTTAATATATAGTTTTTGCTCATGCATCAACCGATGCAAGATTACGGAAAACGCAGACAATACCCTTTACCACACCCAATGATAAGCAACGCCGCAACCTGAAAGTCGGAGCCTATGTTCGTGATTTTGCAGCTAAGTTTTACGTTTTCCCGCAACACCCCCTACGGCCTGTCGAACGAATGAAACCTATTTGATCTGGTAATCTGACATAGAAATGGCTTAAAAGGCCGATATATTGCGGAAGCATGGCAGGCAGCGTTCGGCCAAAAGCGCTCTGTGAAATGTATTTGGAAACCTGGGGCGATTCACTCTTACTTTTTCTTGGCTGAAGCCAGTATCAGTCCGCCGATCACGGTGGTCGCTAGTGTAAGAGCTGATTTACCAATCACTTTAAAGCCCTCACTAACAGTATCACTGCACGAAGGGCAAAGTTCATGATCGTATACCTGAGTCCCTTTAGCATAGTCGTGACACCCAGGAGACCTGCACAAAAATATAAATTCGCCACAATTTGGGCACTGACACTTGTCTCGCCTAACTGAGTTGTCCTCTACGACATTCGCAGCCACGGTTTCTTCGCAGAATGGACATTTCCCCCTTTGTTTCAGCGACGCTTCTTGCTCGGCCATACACCACTCCATTTAAAATTTGACACTAAGCGATTAGGAAAAATAAAGACAATTTGTCCCAAAACTTCCAATCTACGGACTTCAGCGGCCCATTTTTTTCCAAATTAACCTCCAGCAACACGTCAAAAACTAGAAGATGGCCCTGCAGGCTCAATCCTCATTGTTCACTCATAACGCCTTACGGAAATTCGCTACCGGCCATAGCGGCAATGTGCCATGCCAGAGAAGCATATCACGGGGCCCTCTACCTACGTCTACTGCCCGATCTCGACTAAGCGAAGATATCACTGCCATAACCGTGCTCCGGCGAGTTTCTCGCCTGAATGGGTACCCGACCTCATCAAATCTTTACGAAAAGTGGCTAGGTAGACAATATGATGTCAAAATAGTAGCTTCCGCACAGCATTTGTCGACTAAGCATACGGGCTCTGCCCTAAAAGGATTTTAGATGGCTGATTTTGCAAAAAAACTTCAATCAAAGTACATTGAAAAAAATCGATACTCAAACTTCGGATCTAGTTTAAGAAAGGTCGTCGTAGATGGGTTCAGAGGAATCTACTCACTCGAACTAAACCTCGACTACCCTATTACTGTGATATCGGGATTAAATGGAGCCGGCAAAAGCACACTAGGCCAGCTTGCTATTTGTGCATACAAAAAACCTTCGACTGCCACCGACTATAAAAGACAATATATTAAAGACTTCTTTCCTGTCTCTCCGGCGGATCCAAAGCCAATATCCGACAGTGCAAAAGTAACATACTTTTATGAAACGGATGATCATAAAAAGCCACAGGAAGTTTCTGTTGCTCGAGCCAACTCCGCCTGGTCTGGATATAAGAGACAACCAGAACGACACTGCTACTACGTGGGGTTCACTGTATACATACCAAAGGTTGAAAGACGCGACCTAAGTATTTATGGCGGAGCTTGACTTCTATTCACAGACAAAAGAGAAATCGAGTCAGGCATCATAAAAAAAATGGCTAAAATCATCGGCCACAAATACGACGATGTTAATTTCCAAGGAATTTCCCACAAAGGAAAAGAACTAGAGGTTGGAATCGCCTCAAGACTTGGCTACTCTTACTCTGAAAACAATATGGGCTTCGGAGAAGGCCGCGTACTTTACACTGTTGACATACTAGAAACATCGCCAGAGCATAGTCTATTCATACTTGAAGAACCCGAAACCTCCCTACATGAAAGTGCTCAATACGAGTTTGCAAAATACCTGATTGACGTATGCAATAGACGCCACCACCAAATTATACTATCAACACACTCGAGTGTAATTATCGGAGCCTTACCTTCCGAAGCAAGAAAGTTGATTTTAAGAGATGAGAACGGAGTTGAAATAGTTGATAGAATTTCATCTAACCAAGTTAGATCAATCCTTTCATCCGGACATGTCCGCCAACTGGATATTTGTGTCGAAGATATTTTTGCAAAGGTTTTACTCACCGAAGTAATTAGACTAAAAAAGAAAGAGCTATTGAAAGCCGTCGCAATACATGATATAGGCGACAAAGATGCCGTGCGTGAAGCAGTTCGAGTACTTGAGAAGACAGGAAAAAAAGCAATTGCAGTAAGAGATGCAGACGTTGGAAGCGCACCTCAAGAAAAGCTGTACTCATTTCCTGGAAGCCGCCCTCCAGAAGTAGAAGTTTTTCAACACCCTCTTATCCAAGATTTTCTAAAAACAAAATATGGTCTTGACGTAAACTGGGTACTCGACAAGAACAGCATCACGGACCATCACAAATACGCAGCATGCCTAGCAAAAGAAGCAGAGACCGAAGAAAGCGTAATAAGGACAAATGCTATTGAGAAGTATATATCAGTAATCAGCGATGAGTTTGACAACTTAATTACAGCTATCGAGCACCATGTAAATTCTTGACTTACAATGACTAGGCGCCGACTCCTTAGTCGGCCAAACTTCCTTCAATCAATAGCAAACAGTACGAATTAATTCTGCAGTGCCATGCACTGCAGAACACACAATCCACACGTCAAAACGGCAGCAGCGTTTTCTAATATAACGAACTTACATTCAAACGCCTCCAGCCCTATGAGCGCCAACCAAAGCCCCATCATTTCCTTCCTCCTCCGCAAGGTTTTTCTTTGACTAGTGAGGCCATAAGTAAAAAGAGATTAACTACTGAAAATTTACACTAACACTATATCCATATCCATATCCATATCCATATCCATATCTGGTTATAGGTGCATGATTTTTAATGTCAGCGATGCATCGCACACTGAAAGATCTGGGTAAGTGCTGCACCCTCAGTTGCGCTCTCGACTTTGCGATGCAAGTCAATATCTCACGAACGGTAAAACTTCTTACTATAGCCTTGACTCTCCATTCTTGGAGAGACAAGCCCAACACCTGTGAGTGAGCCAGTAAACATATTAAAACAGAAACTCCAAGCAGAAATTTTGTGAACCGCGATTATTAAAGCCACTACTAGGAAATCTTCCGGACCAAAATAAATCGCTAATTGGGCAATTTTCAGTTTCGCTCACTCAGTGTCTGAAACTTCTTTTACGTAGTCCTGGCAGGACTGTAACGCGATCAGTCCTTGATCGCCATCGCCGGTGATTTCGATAATTCGTTGAGCATGCGCTGGGTCAAGTTGGGCTCTACGGGCTGCATGAACCACGCCGCCGGTGCGGGTGGTGGTTTGCACTGTGTCACAACCAGTTGCGGCGGCGGGGTCGAGTTGGACTGACAACCGCAGGTCAGCAGTAGCAAGGCGATCACGCAAGCGTGCTTGTTTCGACTTCTCATCAGTCAAGGCTCGATAATGGGATTGGTCGCTGGCTGCCAGCCATTGCTCCAGGGCGAAGCGCTTGCCCTGCTCCGCCAGGATTTGCGCGGAGTTGGCATTGGCCAGATTGGTGAGCGTGGTTTGGTGTGTCGCTTCCTTGTCCGCCAGTAGCTGGCCGTAGGCATTGGCCTGCCACGTCCATGCGGCCCACGCGCTGCCCGCCATCAGGGCCTGGATGATCAGCAGCACCCCGCCCCACTTCACCGCATCGATCTTCACGCCAACACCTTGAGCGCCCGGGCGTACAGCGTCTGCCGATCGGCCGCGCCGTTCTGGCCACCGTTGATGCGTCGGGTGATCCTGTCGAACTGGCCCGCGTCGGCCAGGGTATTGAGGCCCCTGGTCGCCCAGAACCATGCTGCTGACATGCAGGCGTGCTGTGGCTTTTCCAGCAGCTCGGGCTGCTTGATCAGGTCAAGGCCCAGCCCTTCGCCGCACGCCATGTAGTTGGCACGACCGGTGATCTGGATCAGGCCACGCCCTCGGTACCTGGAGCCGTCGCCTACTACTGTGTTGCCAAGGTCTTTGCGGCCTTCGTATCGGGCTTGGGCAGCCGTTGGCCCCCAGATTTCTTTGACGTACTTGAGTTGGCCAGACTCATGACCAATCTGCGCGATAAAGGCCGCGATGCGTTTAGGCCCGACGATCTGGTACCGGTTCATAGCGGTGTTTAAGACAGGTACAAAAACGCCGGCAACTGGGCCGGCGTTCGGGAGGATCAGCAGCAGTTGCTGCGTGGTGAAGGGCATAAATTTCTCCAGATAATAAAAAACCCGCACTCGGCGGGTTTCTTTGAATCGGTGCAGGTATTTACTGTGGCTGGATGCCTTTGATTTTCTCCAGGCGCATTGGATAGCCATTGGCTGGCTGAACCACAGTTTCGCTTTCAACCGTTTGAATGATCTTGCCGTTGGCATCTTTCGTCACTGAAATAGTCTTGCTATAGGTGCTCTGCACCACGCAGCCATTCATCAACAATGCCGCGCCGACTACAGCCAAAAACTGGATGCCCTTCAC